CTAACCACATCTGGTGTTATTAAACCATCTGTATTTAGAATTAGTTCCTCTGCAATTTTATCTAATAATACCTCTAATGTAACCATAATTATTTCCTTTTAACTATAAATTCAAAATTATCATCAAATATTTGTTCCTGTCCATCATTGGTTTTTAATTTTAATAATATTTTATAAACTCTATCAGGATAAAATCCATCTAAAAATTGATTAAAATAATTACCATTTTCATCACAACTCATTGAAGTAAATCCACTAAATGGTACAATGAATTCATCTGTTGCAACATCTTTAATCGCATATGAACCACTACTTTCAGGAATGAATGAACCAGTAATAGTTTGTACAGATGTATTAAAAGTTTTTTGAATGTATCTTTTTCTTGCACCAACTCTAAATTTGACTCGTTCATTTACTTTGTAACTATCTTTCAATCCTTTCATATATAAAAAGTTATCAACTAAACCACTCATTGTTAGTTCAGTTAATGAACCAGTATTAGAGCCTGTGCAAGGTAAGTGGTCATCCCAACGTATTTCAAGTTTTGGTGAAAATATCGTATGTGTATTTCTCGAAAAGAATTTTAAATGTCCGAATGTTGTTGAATCAGTTTCTTGACTACCACTAAATCTAATTAACATACCATAGTTTTGTTCAGCACCCGAACCAGTCAACCACATATTCATCATATCTGTTATATCTACATTGACATCTGGTGATTCATTTGAAAAAGATTGAACGGATGCACTATTTACTAATGTCCCAGTCGAATTTAAATAAACTGATATTTCTGGTTTTGAACTACTTTGCCACTGTAACGCTGTTCCTCCTATTGGGTTACTACGATTTTCCCAACTACAACCATTTGTATTTTTTGGATTATCACCAAACTTACCTGTACCCTCTACCCAAGATTGTGATATTGGTTGAATCGCTAATTTATACTCTTCTGATAATTCAGCATTTCCCTCGGCTTCAAATAACCTAAGAAAAAATCTCGGATTATTAATTTCTTTTTTAACAATAGATTGAGACATTTCATTAAAATCAGTGCCTGCAAAATTAACTAATGCTCTAGTTTGGAAATTAAATGAATTATTAAAAAATTCTTTTTTAACTTCAAGTATTTGGTCTCTTCCAAAGTTTTGGTCTCTAAAAGACTCACCTGTTATTGTTGATGAACCACTTGAAATCCAAGTGTCTTGTGTTGGAAAAATAAAATGATGCATTATCTAACTCTCCCTTGTATGGTTTGATTTGGATTTTTGAGTTCAAAAACCGTTGGTGTCGCAGTGTTGGGAGGAACAATAATTGTCCCATCATCAGATAGAGCGTTCAAAAAGTCATACCTATATCCATAACCATCTGTCCCATTATCTGATTCAACAAACGCTCCATCTTTTACTCCGTCACCATTTAAATCTACCAAATCATCACTATTATCTGAAAATTCATATTTATAAGTTCTAAAGTTCAAAGTGTCGGTATAACCTGGAGAATCTTCATATTGTGTTATAGTAACATGTCCAATTGATAAAACACCTTCAATACCCATCAATTCATACTCTAATTGACTTTTGTATATCGGTTCATTAAATTTCATATTTTCAATTCTAAAATAATCTTTGATTTTTTGTATACAATTTATTTTTACTTGTTGTTTATCAGCGTATTTTTGTGCAATTATATCAAATATTACACCAAAGTTTACAATATAACCATCATTAAATGTTATGGAATCAGTTAATATTTTAAAATTATTTAAATACAAATCCACATTTGTCATCAATAAGTTAGGAATTTGATTTGCTGGAAAATGAGGGTTACCAAACAATTCTTTTCTTCCATTAAAAGCTAATAAATAAATATTAACCGTAGATAATGCCTGTGCAAAATCTTGTGGCATATTATTTAAAGCGGTTCTAACATTATTCACTAAATTAGGCGTTTCAGTTTGTAACGTATTAAAATTAGATATTATTTCATCTTCAGTCAACTCCTCGGACGAATCAGGTATTCCATTTAACAAACTTTCAAGGTTAGTAAATTGCCCATTTAATGCAGCCAATTGTGTAAAATAATTGTCAGCAATTCCTAAACTTTCAACGTTACCACTAGTGACGTAAACTTTTGCTATACCACCAAATTTTGAAGGTAAATTTAAAATTCTTGCTTCAAAATCTTGTGCGGTTACACATCTGTTTTGTGAAGCAAAAAACGCCTTTGTTTTTTCTCTAATCTCCACAGTATCTTCTTCATCTTTACCACCTGTAGCAGGCTTTAAATTGTTTACTGTTGTTAATGTTGAACTTCCTGCAGATGGTGTAATGGATTCAATAGCTGAAACACCAGTTGTTAAATCATTGGCTGGAACATTTGAATTAATACCACCACCAACTCTATAAGTTATTGTTAATGTTGTATTGTTTGGTGCTTCCCCTAAAGTAGCATAATCATCACCAAGTGATGAATCAATCGCATCGTTTAAATCACCTTGTCCTGGTATTGTTATTCCAGCTTGTTCTAAATCTATTAAACCTTGGTCTTGAGCAGATACCCCATTGTTAAGTAATCCATTACCAAAAACCAAAGATGTCGTATTATCTAAATTTGTTTCTCGTGTAAACCTTTTATTAGTTTCAATGTATTGTAAAGTAGATGGTACTGCGACTCCATTAATATTTTGTGGAGCTAAAGAATCATCATCATATGGTGACGTTCTATCAATGTCATTAGTATAATGAGTTTCAATCGGTACACGATGTTGTGCTAAAAAATCAACCTCATACCATTTGTTATTATTTGAATCAATACAAGAAACTATTTCAACAACATTTGTATCAGGAATTGTTAATGTTTTAAATTTTTCAGGTATACCAATTTGAAAAGAAATAGTTTTAGTTGTTGCACTAATTGCCTTTACAGTTCTTGTTAAAGTGTAAGTACTAGCTACACCTGAATCCGCTGTAGTACCAATTGTATTAGTATCATTTAATTCTTGTAATTTAAAATCAATAGGTTGTAAAGTTGTAAACACAATACTTGAATTTGTTGAGGATTGTATTTGTATACCTGAATCAAAAACACCTGCGTTATTGTAATCGACTTGAGATTCATCAGTTGATAAAACATTAACATTTGAGGTAAAGTTTAAATCAACAAATGATGGGACGATTGGTTTTACTTTGTAACCAAACATCTTTGCCATTGTGATTATATTTCTTCTCTCCTCAGCTAATGGTAACAACATTTCTTGATATTGTTTATCAATATAAAATGATAACACATCACCAACATAAGCATTCATTTCTAATAACATCATACCTGGTGATGTTTCATTAAAATCACGATAAGTATCTGGAAAATAAGATTTTGCATAATTCATTAAAGATTCTTTTAATGAAATAAAATCCTTATTCAAATAGTTTACATTTGATTCTTTAAAGTCTTGTTTACCATAGTTAGGCATTTTTTATCTCCAATTAATATCCACCACCACTTACACTCGTACCTCCACCAACATTACTTACGTTTGTAGATGTGGTTTCATCCAAAGTATCACCAGCAAAATCTAATGTGATTGATTCTAAAGTATTTGGGTCTTGTTTAATATTAAATATTATTTTAATTCTAATTTCATTTTTTCCAATATCACTTGTATTATCACTACTTAAAACCTGTATATCTCTCACTTCAACAAATGGTAACCAGAATTCAAATTTATCAAGTATAGCGTCTTGTACACTAATTAGACTTGAATCCGTAATATTTTCAAATAGTAGTTGTCTTAAATTTAAACCTAAGTTGGGTTGAAAAAATCTCTCACCCTCATTGGTTTGTAAAAGATTTCTGATATTATTTTTAACCGCTTCAATTGTAGTTGAAGTAGTTGCAAAAAAACCATCAACACCAGTTTCTCTTCTTACTGGTAAATCAATACCAATTTTGATTTTTGTATTGTTATCTTCAACGTATGGTTTTCTTGATGTGTCTTTTATAGCCATTATAATAAACTCTCAATATCTTCTCTAAATAATTTAACTGTTGTAAAATTTCTTTGTCCATCCTCATCCTCTACATCAAACAATTCTTTAGAATCAGGGTCTTCGCCTATAAAAACATAACCCGTTGCATCTAATCCCCCATCATCTTTTGATACATCCAAAGCGGGTGCAGTTGCACCACCCTCTAATAATGGAGTCACTGCCTTTTCTAATGAGGATTCAAGTGGACCAACCACCGCGGCTCCACCTGGTATACCTTCAAATGCTGACAATATTGGAGCTTTATCACCAATCAAAGTTTGTAATTCAATATTGACAGGTTGTGGTGGTATTTTAACATTTTCCACAATAATGGGAGCCTTTAATTGAGTAATTGTAAAATTAACATTTGTTAAAAACTTAACAATAGCTTCTACCTCCAATTCAGTTTGAGTTTCAAGAGTTACTTGAGCTTTTGAAATAGCATCATCGGTAGCACCTGATTGTTTCAATCCTGCAATTTTAGCATCAATTAAATCTTGTGTTAATCCCATGTTTATCTTCCGTATTTTTGTTTTTGTTTTTCATCAGCTTTTTTTAGAACTTCACTATAATTTTTATTTAAAAATTTAGCCATTGGGTCACTTGATGGAACTTGTTGTGGTGATGTATTTATTATATCACCATATTGTTTACCAACTAATTCATTCATTCTATCGGAAGTAAATTCTCCCCCACCTAATGTTTTCCAATCACCATCCTGAGCAGTTTCATTTAATACATCATTTAGAATTTTATTAGATGTAAAACTACTATTTTGTGTTGGTTTTTTTGGTGTCATTGGTTTAGTTGTTTGAATTGGTTGTCTTAATTCAGCTATTACCTCTTTAATAGTCATCGCAACTTCTTCTCTAACGATTTGTCTAATTATAGTTTTTATATTTGTTTTTTTCTTTTTCATAATT